GCCGGTGGCGGAGGCCGCGCCCCAATCGCCAGTGGCGGAGGCCGCGCCCCAATTGCCAGTGGCGGAGGCCGCGCCCTGATAGCCAGTGGCGGAGGCCGCGCCCCAATCGCCAGTGGCGGAGGCCGCGCCCCAATTGCCGGTGGCGGAGGCCGCGCCCCAATCGCCAGTGGCGGAGGCCGCGCCCCAATTGCCAGTGGCGGAGGCCGCGCCCTGATAGCCAGTGGCGGAGGCCGCGCCCCAATCGCCAGTGGCGGAGGCCGCGCCCCAATTGCCAGTGGCGGAGGCCGCGCCCCGATTGCCGGTGGCGGAGGCCGCGCCCCGATCGCCGGTGGCGGAGGCCGCGCCCCGATCGCCAGTGGCCTCACTGCCGGGCGCCAGCACGGCGCGCGACCAGACATAGTCCCAGGCGCGCTTCACGAGGTCCCCGATCGACAGTTCGACGTCGATCGTGATCTTCGCCGCAGCGATCTTCGTATCGCTGTCGTTGCTGTCCATCTCACCACCGAGAGTCACCTCGGCGAAGCGGCTGCCGGCCGGCGCGTAATAGCTGAACACATCGAGCGGGTGTTCGCAGGCGTGAAAGCCGGAGGCGCAGGCCTCGACTTTACCAACGTGCTCGTAGGTCCGGCCGACCTCGAACTGATAGCCGCGGCAGCAGAGCTGATTGTCGAAGCCTTTGTAGGCGACGACGGTCTTGACTTCGGCCGTACCGGTCTGATCGGGATTGCTGACGGTGTTCATCCCGATCACTCCGCAGCGGCGGCCGGGGCGATCTCGGCCTCGGCCTCGCAGAAGAAGGAGCGGTTGAACGCGTTGATCGCGTCGGCGAGGCCGCGGGCGTAGGCGGCGCCGGCTTCGCCGTTGAACGAGACCATCAGCGGCGTGAACGTGCCGAGGTCTCCGGCGAAGCGCAGGTTGATGAACGTCAGCCGGTAGGCGTCCGCGGACGAGAGCCCGTAGGGGTCACGGCGCGAGATGTCGTGGAACTCGGCGGAGACACGGGACACATTGGAAACGGAAAAGGCCATCGGGCTCTCCATCGGTTGATGGAGAGACGCTACGCTATGTAGCGAAGTCAGTCAATACATGATGTAGCGATTTTGGCCGTTCGCCCTTGCCTCGCCCGCCGCGCGCGCTATCCTACAGCCATGTCGGTCTCACCCCCTGCCGCCCTGTCGGCGCTCCTGAATCGCACTTCGACCGGCCGCTTGGCGATGCTACTGTTCGCCTCCAACCCTCTGGAGGCGACGTTCTTGCCGCTGGCGGCCTATTACGACGAGAGCGGGACACACGGGGCGTCCCCGCTGACGGTGATTGCCGGGTTCGCCGGCCGGACCGAGGAGTGGGCGAGACTGGAGATCGAGTGGGCGAAGGTGCTGCGCGCCTACGGCCTCACTCACGTCCACGCCAAGCACCTGTTCCACCGTCAGAAAGAGCACCGCGGCTGGACCCGCGAGCAGGTGAAGCGGCTGTGGGCCGACATCCTCTACGTGCTCCAAGAGCGCGATCTGTTCGCGACGAAGACCGTGCTCTACGAGCGCGATTACCTCGAACTCTACCAGACGCCGCCCGCCGCACGGCGGGAGCGGCTGGATTCGCGCTACGCGCTCTGCTTCCGGTCGGTGCTGCGCTCGATGGCGAGCCTGCATCGGCGCCGGCATCCGGACGGAAAGATCTGCTTCGTCCTCGAAGACGGGCACCGCAATGTCGGCGACGCGGCGCGCGTCTACTCGGAGACGAAGCACGATCCGGATTTCAGGTGGCGCGGAGCCCTGATCTGCCTCACCTTCAAGGGCAAACGCGACGCAGGGGCACTTCAGGCGGCCGATTTGCTTGCCTATTGGGTGTTCAGGGCGGAGACCATGAACCTCGCCGAGCCGGGTCGGTGGTCGACCTCGGTCTTGCAGCAGGATTTGGTGCAGGCAGGCCTTGCAATCGTCGATCACCTGATCCGGCCGGACGATTTGGTGGCGCTTCGGATCAATCACCGTCTTCGGCCGAAGCTGCCGGTTTTCGAGAGGCTGGCAGTCGACGAAGTCGACCGGATGAACGATATCGTCGCCCCCTATATCGGTCGCGCCTATCGGGACGATCTTTCGAGGTGAGCCGGCTGATTCCTGCGGCCGCCGGCATGTCGCCGGAACGAAAACGGGGGCCCGGTTGCCCGGACCCCCTCCCGTCACGTCAAGGCTGCGATGATCGCCGCGACCCCGAAAAGGATCTGGGCGAGATCGAGCTTGATCGTGACTTGGACTCGGATTGTCGGCCTCATCGGGCCAGCCCTCCGGGTCACGCCGGCGCGACCCTTTCGGGTTGCGTCTTACGTCCCGTCGAACGAATGAGCCGCCGTTCACGGGCGCATCGGCCCGCCCTCCGCGAGCTAGCATCGCTTCGGGCGGCCCCACGTCGCGCCCCTGACGTGGCCGGCCAGCAGCGTCGCGCCGCCGGCCATGCTCTTCAGGGCCGTGGGATGCGGGGTTCGGGGTGAGGAGCCTGCCGTCGCGACCGGCGGGACTCACCCCGGCCCGCATTGGAAGTGTCGACCGCCGAGGGCGGCGAGTCGAGCGCCCGCCGGCCGGCGGCTCAGGGGAGGAGAGAAGCGATGGATGGTCGTAACGGGTCCGAGATCAGCGATCGGGAGCGGGCAGAACGATTGCGTGTCGAGGCGGTCGAGTTGAGCGCACGCTTCACCTCCGGCGGAGGCGAGCCGTCGGAGGTGATCATTGCTCGGGCGAGAAGCATCTACGAGTTCATCGTTTCGGGAGGCTCTGAACAATCACCTTGATGTTCGAAAGCTCGAGCGATATGCGAGACAGATTGTCTGCAATTCGTTGCAAAGCTTCGAGCTTTTTCTTCTCGATCTCTTCTGACACGAGTATGCCCCTTCTGATGGTGCCCCTGGACCCAATGGGTTCGAGCCCTGGGGCTGCGAGTCCGCAAATGTTGAGTGCGACTCGGTGAAGAGTCGAGCGCCCGCCGGCCGGCGGCTCAGGGGAGACGGAAGGCGGTGAAAAACCGGAGGGAATTCGTTGCAGGGTGCGCCGTGCTGGCGGTCACACCCGCGCTCGCATTGCCGCAGACGATGGCTGAACGCTATGCAGGGCACCTTCCGGACCGTTACCCGAAGGGCAGCGTCACGATCCTGGTGGCGAGTGATGTGGGCGCGTGGGAGCGAGGAGAACCGCTACGCCACCCGGCCCGAACCTACTTTCCGGACGGCAGCTTCCTAGATTTGGAAAGCACCTCGGCCGCAAGGTGTGGGCACCCCTGAAATCCATCGGGGGCCAGGCACTTTGTCGCCTCGCCATCTCGGAGAGCAACGAAGGCGCCACTCGCCGACATATCTGCCACCGCCCCGCACCGCGGGCATGTGATAGTCTTTCGCCCCACATCTTTCATTTCGGCACCATGCTTTTCACCTTGGCGGCCCACTCGACCGGGACGTCCAGGATCGGCGGCTCGAATTGCGAGAGAAGGTGGAAGAGCCCGCGGGTGCGACTGCGCTGCACCTTCTTGATGAGCACGCGATCGTCGGGCAGGCCGACGATGCAGAGGCGGCCGATCAGGTCCGGCGTGATCGGCCGGCGCACGTCGTCGTAGAAGACCAGCCAGTTGTTGAAGAAGGCGCCGAGGCTGTCGCCGCGGATCTCCACCGCGACGGTGCTCGGCCCGGCGCCGTCTGGCGCCTCGACCCGCCCCAGCTCGCCCTGGTCGCCGTTGAAGAAATAGGTCTCGGCGCCGGCGCCGACGTAGCCGACCAGAGGGACGGTCGCGGCCGGCGCTGTGAGCGCATCATCGAGATCCCCAAACAGGATATCCCGGGCCGAAACTCTTGCTCCGGCTGCCACGAAGCGACGCGCATACCGGTCCGCATCATCCTGCCCGATTGTCCGCGTGCCGCCTTCATGGGCGCGATAGGAGCTTTCCGGCCAGCCGTTTGATAACGCGGCGTCGCGCGCCGACCGGTATCCTGCCGCGATCCTCGCCGCGCGCAGTCGCTCCCCCTGGCGTTTTCGGATTTCCACTTCGCGGTCCATCGGCACACAACGTAGCGGACAAACAGCTACATGCCGTATTGACTTGACTCGCTACTCAGTGTAGCGACATTGAACCATGCGCGACGACAAGCCATTTTCTGACCTCATCGACAGCATCGGCTTTGAGCCGCTGGCGGAACTGCTCGGCCTGCCTGAGAGCCATATCCGCACCATGAAGGCGCGGAACTCGATCCCCCCTGTCTACTGGGGAGCGATCATCGAAGCCGCCCCCTCTTTGGGGTTTCCAGGCCTTTCGCACGCCCAGATGCGTGGGTGGCGGCAGCGTCGCTTTTCACGCACAGCCACCACCGAGCGAGGCGCGGCATGACCTTTCGCGACCCCCGTCCTACGTACGTCTACGTTGTCGAGGCGATGTGCGGCTTGGTGAAGATCGGTCACTCGATCGACCCGGCGTCGCGGGTCACGACGATATGCCAACACTCGGCGTCCCCGGTGCGCCTCATCGCCATGTGGCCGGGTACCCTTGCCGACGAAACCGATCTGCATCGGCTCCATGCAAACCTTCGTTCTCATAACGAGTGGTTCCGGTTGGAGCATGGATTGGCCGCATTCGTGGATCGGGTGCGCGGCATTGGCGTCGATCGTGTGCCGGACTGGCCCGAGGTGATGGTCCTTCCAACACTCGAGCGCCGCGAAAGGAAATCGGCTCGGATCAAGGCTGCGGCGAAGAAGCGCGCGGAAAGCCGCATCATCCGAGCCCTTGTTCAGGAGCACACGTCATGAGCGCCCCCCACCGCGGGGCGGCTCGCAGCAGAGGACGCGGCATGATCGACACCCCCAAGAGCCCCCCGTGGGGCAGCCCCGAGTGGATCGCTAAAGAGCGCGAATTTCGCGAGAGGGTGGATGCGTTGATCGCGCGCGCATACGAACTCAGCGCCGATGACGACACCCACCCCCTGCAGCTCATCGCGGCGGCCGCGAAGCTCATGCTCCTTCGTCAGTCGTGGCCGTCGTCATGAGCGGACGCGATCGCATCCCACTCCTGGGACAGCCGACCATAGATCGCGCGGAGCACGCGGTACGGCTCGGCGCAGACGGAGATGCTCTCCCCGGAGGAGAGAGGGACCTGCATGTTCGGGGTGGCGATCGCTGCCGCCGTGAGCTGCACGGCCATCTCCATCAGCCTCATCCTTCGTTCGTCGGCATCCATCGAATGTCCTCCATCGGTTCGAGTCGCATCGCGATGGTAGGGCGGGGCGGTCGCTCGTGCACGCGGGCGGCCGCCACTAATCCGGAGGACGCGGCATGATCTCCGAGTCCGAATACGCGCGCCGCTGGCGCCGCGATGTCGAGACCGGGCCGAGCGCCGCAATCGCGCTGTGGCGCAAAGGCCGGAGTTCGGAAGACATCGCGGACACGCTCGGCCGGCCGGTCGAGACGGTGCGCGGCTGGATCCGGCGGCACCGCGAAAATATCACGATCACCTGATGCGCAGCGTCGACCATACGACGCGCGTGCGCGCGCCCCGAAAGGCGCGCACCTGGGGCCGGGCGGCGCAATGCCCCCGCGTCGCTCGGCCCCCTCTCTCCGCTCGTCCGCTCCCTCGTGGCAGCCGCCATCCTCGATCTCCTCTGCGACCGCGCCCGGCAAGGCGCGCCCGTGACCCATCCAACACGGTCACAGTCGCAGAGAGTGAATTTCGGATGTGCAAAAAATCTTTGCGCGGGGAGCAAATGACGGACTCCGCCTACATCGACGACGCCGCACATTGGGCGCGCGAACTCACCCGAGCCGAGAGCCGCGGACCGGGTGACATGCGGAATGCATGGTCACGCCTGGAGCGCCGATACGGCGTGCCTGCGCGTACCTTCTGGGCTCTTCGCTACCGGCGGCCGAAAGACCTCTGGGCATCCGTGTATTTGCGCCTCCGCGCGGCCTACGAGGCCGAGTGCGCGCGCCAAGTCGAACGGCTCGAGCATGAAATCGGAATCACGAAGGCGCTCGTCGGGACTGATCACGCTGCTGTGGCTGCGGCTGAGGCTGTGGTTGGTGCGTCTGTGGCAGCGCGAGCGCCTGAAACGGTATCTCCGGCGGATTGGCCGTCGGACGCGGTGAAAGGAGAGGGAGATGGCGAGACGGAAGGCCGACGTCGATCGCTCGACGTCTGATCAGTTGCACGGCTTCGTCGAGCGGATCGAGCGACTGACCGAGGAAAAGAAGGCACTCGGGGAAGACATCCGCGATGTCTACCTCGAGGCGAAGGCGGCGGGGTTCGACACGAAGGCGCTGCGTGAAATCATCAAGCGGCGAACGTGGGATCGTGATGTGCTCGCCGAGCACGACGCCATCGTGGAAACCTACATGCATGCGCTCGGCATGCTGGCCGACACGCCGCTCGGTCGCTCGGCAATCGAGCGGGCCACGATGCAGTGATGTCGCCGATGACCGCGGCCATCATCGATCTTCCGGTGCCACCCTCCGTCAACGAGACGCGGCGCGTCGATTGGAGCGCGTCGCGCAAGCTGAAACGGTGGCGCGACACGGCCGATGGCATCGTGCTCGTCGCAAAATGCCGCCCCGACCGTCCGTTGAGGCTGCGCAAAATCGTGTGCTTCGAGGTCGTGATCACAGTCGACGAACGGCAGACCGGATCAGACCTCGACAACATCGCCAAGGCGACCGTGGACTACCTCCGGCGGATCGAGCTGATCGAGAACGACGCGCCGAAGAACATGCGGAAACTGACGATGCAGTGGGGCCAAGCCCCGGAAGGCCTCCGGGTCGAGGTGATAGAGCGCGCACAGGCGGCGGAGTAGGGCGATGGCCGAACCGTTGTCACACCAGCAGATCGAGCGGCACGCCGAGGTGACGGGCGATCCGCGCCAGCACGTCCGGCGAGCCGGTGCGCCGGCCGTTCTCGAGATCGGACAGGTAGCCCTGACTGGTGCCGACTGCCTCGGCCAGCTCACGCTGGGTCAGGCCGCGCCATTCGCGCAGCACCAGCACGGGATTTTCGGCGTCCATCCGCACGACGACCTCGTGCGGGATCGTGGTCTCTTCGCCGCTCGTGAGGCGCGCGCACCTCTCCGCGACGATGCGGGCCGTTCCTGCATCTTCCTCGGCTTCGGTAGGGCCGGCGCGGCGAACCAGCTCGTCATAGTCGGCGCGGGACATGACGACGATTTCGCCGGCCTCGGTCTCGATGATCTGGGGCTTGCCCATGTCGGCCTCCTCTCAGTCGTAAATCTCGCGGCGGTGTCCGACCGCGAGAACCGTGATGGTGGTGTCGTTCTCGACGAAGATCACCCGCCAGTCGCCGACCCGCAGCCGGATGCCCGGCCGGCCCGTCAGCCGCTTCACGTCACCCTCGCCGGTCTCGGCGTAGCGGACGAGCTTGGCGTCGATCCGTTGGCGGGTCTCCCCCTCGAGGCGGCGACGCTGACGGGCTGCGGAGGCGGCGTGAACGACCGTTTTCATGAACGTGAATATCGCTCAAAGCGATCAGTGGCGCAAGCCGAAGTGATCGCTATAAGCGATATTTCTTGCGCCTCGTGCCGTGGAGATGAGCCGTGAACCCGTGGTTTCGATTCTACACAGATGCGCTCCGGCACCCGAAGGTCGCTGGTCTCAACGACCGGGAGTTCCGGCTGTGGGTGTCGCTTCTCGGCATTGCAGCCGAGAATGATGGGCTCATCCCGCCCTTAGAGACCCTTAAGCGGTTGCTCAAGGCCCGCTTAGACCACCTCTCAAGCGGCCTTGAGCGGCTGCTAGATGTCGGCTTGATCGACCGCAAAGACAGTGGGTACGCCCCGCACAATTGGAACGAAAGGCAATATAAATCAGATAGTTCTACGGATCGTGTCAGAAGATACCGCGCAAAACGAAACGTTTCATCCTCCGTTTCTGAAACGCCCCCAGATACAGATACAGATACAGAAACAGAAAAAGATGGTGGTGGTGGTGCGCGGGCGCGCGCCCCCGAGCCGATCCCGATCGAGCGAGCCGAGCCGGTGGGCACGGAACCACCACCGCCGAAGCCGGCGAGCCTGGTCACGCCGGAGGCGCGAGCGCTCGCCGACGAGGTCGCCGTCATCGCCGGCGTCGGCACGGGGCAGGACACGCCGCCCGGCTGGTGCGGCGCGCCGATGACCGTGCAGAGCTGGCTCGGACAGGGCGCCTCGGCCGACCTGATCAGGGTCGCCGCCCGCGCCGCCATGGCCGGCAAGCGCGACGGCCCGCCGTCGACCATCGGCTACTTCGCCAAGCCGGTCGCCCGAGAGCTGGCCCGGCAATCCCAGCCCCTTCCGACCGTAGACCCACCGAGCCCCGGAGTGCCCCATGCAACGCCTGGACGCCATCGTGGCGGGTTTGCCGCGCTCTACGTCGCCCTCAGCCGATCGGACGAGGGCGGTGACGCAGGCACCGAGCGGCCCGCCGGCCACCTTCGAGCGGTTGGCCGATCGTGAAATCCCGGATCGGGTGATCGCCGGCTTCGAGGGCGCCGGCTATGGCCGACCGGTGCTGCGCCGGGCGCTGCGGGCGGACGAGCGCGAGGCGCTGGTAGCCCGAGTGGCGAGGCTGCGCGCGGCGCTGGTGCCGTTCGGGCCGGCCGACCGCCAAGCCCTCGGGGCGGCGCTCGCCGGCATGATGATGGTCTATCCGTCGATGCAGAGAGCCGGGGACGAGGCGGCAGCCGTGGCGGCCGGCTATCTCGCCGCGCTCGCCGGCAGGCCGAGGTGGGCGATCGAGCTGGTGTGCGACCGGGTCCGCACCGGGCGGGTGGCCGAGTGCCGGGAGTTCTGCCCCTCGGCGCCGAAGCTTGCCGCACTCTCGGACGCCGAGCTGATCCCGTACCGGATGGCGATCCACCGCCTCGACGCGGTGCTGGTCGCAACCGTCGTTCTCCCCGCGCCGGCCAAATCGCGGCCTCGGGTCAGTCGTCCGGCGCGGTCTCCGGCCGATGCGGCGTCGCCCGCCGGCGGACATTTGTCCCGAGTCCTGGCCGATCTCGAAGCACGCCGAGAAGCCCGCTCGACGCCGGATGCCGAGCGGTGACGTCGAAGGAGACCGTCAACGGAGCAATCCGCCGATGATAGGCGTATATTCCTGGCATGACATGGACCGCCGAGCTTGTCGGCCACTGCCTGGTCGAGGCGTTCCGCCGGATGCCGGGATTTCCGATCTACGCGCCCGGGCCGAACGTGCTGCTGCCGATCGGCGGCGAGATCGGCGAACTCGACCTGATCAGGCTGACCGCGCTCTACCTCGACCGGGCCTCGGTCGAGCGGGTCGAGCTGCTGACCTGGGCGAGGGCCAAGGCGGCGCGGCGGCTGCGCGAGGAGGCGAGGGAGCGGGGCAGGGACCGGGGATCGCAGCGCAGGCGGGTGAGGGCGACGCTGGAACGCCTCGCCACGGCGCTGAATGCGGACGGGATCGCGGCGCCGAAGGTGGCGGCTACCAGCATGGCGGAGCAGAGGTGAAACGCACCACACGCCAAATGGCGGGGCAGCAATGCTGACCTGTTTCGGTCTACCTGATCCGGCCACGATCCGGTCCGCGGGCGGCGAAGTGATCGGCCACCTCCTCGAGGAGCCAGCGGAACCGCTCGGCGACGTCGCGCACCGCCCGGTCGCCGGCTCGGCCACGCGCCTCGGCGTAAGCTCCGAAGGGCACCCGGTCGCCGATGATCGCCCGGAGCATGCGGGCACCGACCACGCCGACCGCCTCCTCGACCCGGCGGAGGAGCGCGAGCACCTTTCGGGCGTCCTGGACGGCGTAGCCGATCGCCAGCTCGCGGCGCTCGCTCATGTCGACCCGGCCGCCGTCGTTCCAGTTGCTCGAGCTTCCGAGGCGGGATTGTCGCTCGAACGCCTCCTGAAGAATCCGGCCCGTTTGATAGGCTGCCTCGCTGATCCGGCCGTGCGATCGCTCCAGTTCGAGGATGTCGGTCCGGCGGTTGATGGTGGCGAGCAGCCGGGCGCCCGGCTCCATCGGGTCGGGCACGGCGCCGACCGCGGTGCGCACCCGGTCCGAGGCAGGAGGGCGTGCAAGGCCTTGGCCCGGCGCGCGGGCGGAGCGGCGATCGGTGTACCGACCGGTGGCGCGAGTCATTGTTTTCATGGTGTTTCCCGGCGAGTTCCCTCGAGGTTTGGGTGCAGAGCAAACGGGAGGCGTGTCAATACGGGACAGTCCGCGATGCGGGTTGACCCGACAGGCAAAATCTGCGAATTTCTCACGGTCGAATTCATGCGCGCCGCGGGTAACCGCCGGCGCGTTTTTTGTGCCCGGTGCCATGGCTGACCTGTCCCGCCTCTACGATCTCGCGCGGCAGGTCCGCCGGCTCGATCCTCCGGACCACCGCCGGCCGCACCGCTTCACCGAGACCAAGGACGACCTCGCTCGCCAGATCGAGGCGATCGCGCGTGAGCAGGGCGCCCGGCCGATGCCGATCGCCGCCGGCCAGCCGACCGTGATCGAGGTGCGCGGCCGGCGCGTAATGGTGCAGCGGCGACGGGCTGGGTTCGGGCTGGGGTGATGCGATCACGCCGCGGAAAGGCGCCCGGTCGGGTGACTTAATGCCCGCCGCGGTCGAGACCGTCGCTGCCTATCTCGCCAGCTTGGCCGATGCCGGGTTACTTCAATGAGGTCGCGGCGTGATCGCCGTGGCTAATTGGCCCCGATCGAAGGTGGGGTCAAGCTGCTCATTCGGCCTACAACCAGGGCGATTTCCGAAAGTCCGAGAACATTCGGAAACAAACCAGCGGCAGAGCCAAAACCGCATAAATATCAATAGGATAAACGGAATATGCTGGCCTCCCGCCGGGTCGCACGTCTGCGTGCTCGCCGGCAGGAAGCGAGCGAGGCCCGCGCCGTCACGGCGATGCGGGCCGCCGCTTACGTCCGGGTGTCGACAGAGGAGCAGGCCACCACCGGACACGGGCTGGACGCGCAAGAGCGCGCGGTCAAAGCGTTCGCCGAGTCCCAAGGCTACGAGCTGGTCGAGGTGGTGTCCGATCCGGGCGTGTCCGGGGCGACGGCGCCGGCTTCGCGGCCGGGCTTTTCCCGGCTGATCGAACTCGCCGCGGCGGGTGCATACTCGGTGCTCCTCGTCTGGAAATTCGATCGGCTCGCGCGGCAGATCGTCTATGCGGTCACCGCGGTGCAGGACCTCGCCGAACAGCATGGGGTGGTGATCCGCTCGGTCACCGAGCCGATCGACACCGCGACCCCGATGGGTCGGACCATTTTCGCGGTGCTCGCGGGCATGGCGGAGCAGGAGCGGGCGGCGATCACGGAACGGACGTGGTCGGGCCGGAGAGAGAAGGCGGAGCGCGGCGGATATGCCTGCGGCTCGGTGCCGCTCGGCTACGAGACGGATCGCGAAGGTGGGCTCGTCCCAACGGATGCCGCCGAAACCATCCGCCGGATTTTCGAGATGCGCGCCGAAGGGCTGCGCTTGCAGATGATCGCCGATCGACTGAATGCCGACCGGGTGCCGACCAAGCGCGGCGGGACATGGCGCCCGTCCCAGGTCGGCTACATCCTCGACAACCCGAAATACCGAGGGGCGGTCGAGTACCTGTTCCGCTGGAACGGCGCTGACGCGCACGTCCTGCGGAAAGGCACCCACGCCCCGATCATCCGATCGCCGTCCCGCTCGGCCGATTCTCCTCACGGCCTCGAGCGCAAAGGTCCGGGCGCAAGCGGACGCGGCCGCCGGTGACGCGGCGGCCACCATTCGACGGGCCATCGCTATGGTCAGCTTCTACGACAGGTGCATGCACATGGGCGACGTGATCACCGGCCGCTTTCCAAGGGTGTTCGGGCGCGGTCCGCTGCCGCTGCCGAGCGCGATCGCCGGCGAGGTCGCCACAGAGCCGGCCGGGCCGCGCGACCAGGTTGCTCGGATCGTGGTCGAGGAGACGGGCTGCAACGAGACGCGCGCCGACTTTGTCGCGCTCCGGGTGCTGCAGATGCTGGAGCGGGTGTGATGGATGAGACCGAAGTCGAAGCTGAGATCCGAGCGAAGGGAAAGACCGCGACACGCGTGACGCCGGGTCACCTCGACGCTCAGATCGTGGGCGAGGCGTATTACGTCTTCCCCGGCACCACTCTGACCGTCTGCGCGCTGACGTGCCGCAACGAGTTCCAGGTCGTCGGGCACTCGGCCTGTGCCAGCCCCGAGAACTTCGATCCCGAGCTCGGCCGCAAGATCGCCCGCGACAACGCACGCGCCCAGCTCTGGGCGCTCGAGGGCTACCAGCTCCGGACCTTCCTGATGCACGCCGAGCGGGCGCGAGGGCGCGATGGGCCGGCCGTCTGAGTTCTCGCAGGACATCGCTGACGCGATCTGCGAGCGCCTGTCCGATGGACAGAGCCTTCGCATGATCTGCGCCGCGAGCGACATGCCATCGGCGAGCACTGTGTTCCGCTGGCTGCAGCAACACAGCGACTTCCGCGAGCAGTACGCCCGTGCGCGTGAGGCGCAGGCAGACCACATGGCCGAGGAGATCCTCGCGATCGCCGACACGCCGCAGGAGGGCGAGCGGCGCGAGGAGAGCGCGGACGGTTACAAGGTGATCCGCGAGGACATGCTTGGGCACCGCCGGCTGCAGGTCGACGCGCGCAAATGGCTCATGGCCCGCATGGCGCCGAAGAAATACGGCGACAAGGTCACCAGCGAAGTGACCGGCGCCGACGGGGGTCCGGTCGAGGTCGTGGGACGAATCGAACGTGTCATCGTCAAACCGAACGTGCCGCGCGCTGAGGATGCCGACGGCTGAGGTGTTTGTCCCTCTGCTCGAGCCGGCGCGCTACAAGGGCGCCCACGGCGGGCGGGGATCGGGGAAGTCGCACTTCTTCGCCGAGATGCTGATCGAGGACGCGCTGTCCGAGCGCGGGCTTCTCTCGGTCTGTATCCGCGAGGTTCAGAAGACACTCGCCGACTCGGCAAAACGCCTGATCGAAGCCAAGCTGAAAGAGCACCGCCTCGGCGAGGCCGACGGTTTCAAGGTGTGGCGCGAGCGGATCGAGACGCCCGGCGACGGCGCCATCATTTTTCAGGGCATGGCCGATCACACGGCCGAGTCGATCAAGAGCTTGGAAGGCTTCCGACGCGCCTGGATCGAGGAGGCACAATCGCTATCGGCGCGGTCTCTGACCTTGCTTCGCCCGACGATCCGCGCCGAGGGCTCCGAGATTTGGGCGTCGTGGAATCCTCGCCGGAAGGGAGACCCGATCGACCTCCTCCTGCGCGGGGCGCCGCCGACCGGGGCGGCGGTAGTGCAGGCGAACTGGCGCGATAACCCGTGGTTTCCGTCGGTCCTCGACCAGGAGCGCCGAGACTGCATGCGCGACTTCCCCGACGACTACGATCACATCTGGGAGGGCGGATACGCGACCGCGACGACGGGAGCCTACTTTTCGAAGCACCTCGCCGACGCGAAGGCCGAGGGCCGGATCGGCAAGGTGGCGCCCGACCCGATCGTGCAGCGGCGCGCCTTCTGGGATATCGGCGGCGCCGGAGCGTCGGCCGACGCGATGTCCATTTGGGTCGCGCAGTTCGTCGACCGCGAGATCAGGGTGCTCGACTACATCGAAGGCGTCGGGCAGGTGCTCTCCTACTACGTCAACGAGCTGCGGACGCGCGGCCACGGCAGCGCGCTATGTGTTCTGCCCCACGATGGCGTCGCCACCAACTCGATCACCGGCAAGAGGTACGAGGATCACGTCAGGGACGCCGGGTTCGAGGCGCTCGTGATCCCGAACCAGGGGCGAGGCGCCGCCATGATGCGAGTGCAAGCCGCGCGCCGGCTGTTCCCGCGAATCTGGTTCAACGCCGAGACGACAGAGGCCGGGCGCGAGGCGCTGGCCTTCTACCATGAGCGTCGCGACGAGGATCGAGCCATCGGCCTCGGGCCGGAGCACGACTGGTCGAGCCACGCCGCCGACGCCTTCGGTCTCATGGCGATCGCCTACGAGCAGCCGATGCAGAAAACCGAGCGCCGCAGCCCCCGCCGCGCCGGCGGCGGCTGGATGGGAGCCTAATCCGATGCCCGCACTGTTCGACGACGAGGGCGTGCCGCTCTCGGCGGTCGGCGCGTCCTATGCCGATCTCCTCGCCGATGCACAGCGCGGCGCGCAGTCCCGCGAGCCCGTGGCGCTCGGTGAGATCGGCCGCTCGCGGTCGCTCCTCGAGAAGCTCGGCGAGACCTGGCCGGTGCGTGCCGCGCAAGCCGCCTACCGCGCCGTGACGCTCCCTGGCGACGTCTATGCCGGTCGGACCGCGCCGGACTCGCCCGAGGCGATCGAGCGGTCTGCCGACCTCGCCGGCATCCTCGCGCTCGGCGGCACCGGAGCGGCAGCCGCGGGCGTGACCCCGCGAGGGGCAATCGGCGTCTTCGGCGGGCCGGGCGCGAAGACGGCAGATCATGCCGCACTGGCCGAAGCGAAGCGACTCGCCGCCGGCGGCGCGCCCATGCCCGAGGTCTACAAGGCGACGGGCTGGTACGAGGACCCGGCCACCAAGGCGTGGCGGTTCTTCATCCCCGACGACGCGATGACGGTGACGCCGGCGAGCGGGATCACCCACCCCGACCTCGTCGATGCCTATCCGATCATCGGGCGCATCCCGACCGAGGTGCGGATCGGCGATGCCAAGATGGGGCAGTCCGGCGGGCATTTCGTTCCGAGCAGGTATCCCGAGGGCTCCGACCTCTACGTGCACGCGAACGGTGTCGATGCTGCGCGGGAGAGCGCCGCACACGAGCTTCAGCACGCAATCCAGTACTACGAAGGGGCTCTTCCGGATCGCACGGGCGGTCCGGAGCAGGCTGCCGAGATGCTCCGTACGCTCCATCCGGCGATGTCGGAAAAGGAGGCCCGCGCGGCTGCCGGGGATGCCTACCGCTCGCTCGCCTCCGAGGTCGAGGCCCGCAACGCCGGGCGGTGGGCGCTGATGCCGAGCGAGGAACGCGCCAAGACATGGCCCGGCGCCACGATCGACCGTCCGGCGGAACAGCAGATCACGCAATACACGCCGGAGACGCTTCGGCGATCCGTCGACGCCGAGAGAGCCGCGTGGGCTGACGCACAGCGAATGGTCGACGAGATGCGCGCCGAGAACGAGGCGAAGTCCAGCCGCCGCCGGCGCCGCTGAGGACACCACATGTCTGACGACACCAAGCCTGCCGCCCCGGCGGCCGACGACGCACGCGACCTCCTGATCGAGGCGCTCGACCGCTACCAGCGCGGTTACGACGCCGCCCGCGAGAACATGGAGGCCGCCTACGAAGACCTCGCATTTCTCGCCGGCGATGGTCAGTGGGACGCGCGGGCGCGCGCCGAGCGCGAGGAGGAGAGTCGGCCGTGCCTGACGGTCGACAAGTCGAGCCAGTTCGTGCGGCAGGTCACCGGCGACATGCGGCAGATGCGGCCGGCGATCAAGGTGACGGCGGTCGACGACCGCGGGTCGGCCGACGTCGCCGAGAAGCTCCTGCCCGGCATGATCCGCTTCATCGAACAGCGGTCGGACGCGCAAGCCGCCTACTTCAACGCCGCCGACCAACAGGTCGCGGCGGGAATCGGCCATTGGCGCGTCACAACCGAGTACGCCGGCACCGAGACCTTTTTGCAGGAAATCCGCATCGCGCCGATCGAGGACGGAATCGCCGTCGTGTGGGATCCGGATTCGATGCTGCCGACCCGCGAGGACGCCATGTGGTGCTTCGTGCCGGTCGACATGTCGCGGCAGAGCTTCGAGGAGCGATGGCCGGGTAAGAGCGCCGACGCGCTCGACAACACGGACGCCGAGGCGGCGCTCGACTGGTGCACCCCGGACAAGGTCCGCGTCGCCGAATATTGGGTCAAGGTGCCGATGCGCCGGCGCCTCGCCCGACTGCCCGGTGGCGGCATCGACGACGTGACGGACGACGAGGCGGCCGAGGCCGACGCCATCGCCGCCGGCGGCACGATCGAGGAGCGCGACGACTTCAAGGTGCAACGCACGCTGATCTCGGCGAGCGCGGTGCTCGAGGGGCCGGACGACTGGCCGGGCCGGCACATTCCGATCGTTCCGCTGATCGGCGAAGAGATCAAGATCGGCGCCACGGTGGTCCGGCGCGGCATCATCCGCACGCTGAAAGAGCCGCAGCGCATCTACAACTACGCGGTGAGCGCGCAGACGGAGGTGATCGCGCTTCAGCCCAAGGCGCCGTTCACCGGCACGGAAAAGATGTTCGAGCGGCACCGCGACCAGTGGGAGACCGCAAACTCGAAGAACTGGCCGTACCTCGAATACGACGTCGATCCGCAGGTCCCGGGCGGTCGGCCGGAGCGCGTGCAGCCGCCCGTCTCGTCGCAGGGAATTGGCGAGCTGCTCGCGCTCGCGACGGGCGACATGTCGGGCGTCACCGGCATCTATCCGGCCTCGCTCGGGCAGGCGAGCAACGAGACGAGCGGCCGCGCCATCATGGCGCGCCAGCGTGAGGGCGACACCGGCACCTTCGTCTATGTCGACGGCTTTGCGCGCGCGCTCCGCCGCACCGGCCGCATCCTGCTCGACCTGATCCCGCACATCTACGACAGCGAGCGCACGATCCGGATCGTCGGTGAGGACGGCAAGATCGACCAGGTCCGCATCAATCGCGAGGAGATCGACCCGAACGGCGACGGCATCGGCACGCATGTCCTCAACGACGTTACGGTGGGTGCCTATGACCTTGCCATCGAGCTCGGCCCGAGCTTCGCATCCGCCAAGGCCGAGGCGCGCGACGGCATGCAGGCCTTCATGCAGGCGGCGCCCCAGGCCGCCGGCTTGTTCATCGACCTCTTCGCGCGGATGCAGGACTGGCCCCTCGCCGACCAGATCGCGAAGCGGGCCGGGTTCCTACTTCCGCCGGCCGTGAAGGCCGCCGAAGCCGCCGAGTCCGGCGAGCCGCAGCCCCCACCGCCGCCGCCCGATCCGGCGCAGCAAGCAGCGGCGCAGGCCGAGCAGGCGAAGGCGCAGCTCGAGCAGATGAAGCTCCAACTCGAAGCCGCGAAACTCCAGGTCGACCGCGAGAAGATCGCCGCCGACCGCGAGAAGGTGCAGGCCGAGATGGTCAAGGCGCAGCTCGACGTACAGGCCGCGCAGGCCGGCCAGCAAGGTGCGAGCGGCGCAGGCCCGGCGCTCGATCCGCGCGTCGACCAGCTCGCGCAGGCGGTCGAGACCCTGGGCGGCATGATCGAGCAGATCCTCGAGGTGGTGGCCGAGATGCGCGCCGGAGGCGCCCCGCCGCCCGAGCCCGCGCCGATGGACGGAGGGCAGGGCGGCATGCCGCCGCCCGGACCGCCCTCCGCTGCCGCCGCGCCCGTTACCGAGCCGCCTCCGGGCGGCTTTTCCATGCCCGCAGGCGTCCCGCAGGGCGGCCCGCCGCAGGGTTGATCGAGCTTCCCGCGGGCCGGCGCACGAGGTGCTGGCCGCGAGGTCGAACGGCGCCTTCGGGCGCCATTTTTGTGAGCATGAAACATGGACGACGACGAGAACAACGGGCCGGACCTCCTCCCCGATGAGCTGGCCGACGTGATCGCCGACGAGTCCGAAGGCACCGACAAGGCCAAGAAGGCCGACACCGGCGCCGAAGGGACCGACGACCCCGCCGAGGGCGACGAGGGTGACGGCGCCGAGGGCGCTGGCTCCGAGAAGCCGGACGGCGAGGGCTCCGAGGGCGACGAGCCCGAGGGGAAGGACGAGAACGAGGACAAGCCGGCGCGCAAGCGGTCCGGCTCGCAGCGGCTTCAGCGGCGGCTCGCCGCCGCCGAGGCCGAGATTGCAGCGCTCCGCAGCCGCGTCGCGCCGGACGGGTCGGTGTCCCGCCAGGCCGTCGAAGCCGAGATCGGGCCGCCGCCCCGCGAGCAGGATTTCCACGGCGATCTCGCCGCCTACGACCGCGCAATGACCGTCTACGAGATCGAAGCTCGGCAGACGGTGCGCGACATGAAGGCCAAGGCGCAGTCCGCACAGACGGCGCGCGCCGAAGCGCTTCGTGAGGCGGCCGAGGAGCACATGGAGCGGTGCGAGGCCTTCGCTCGCGAGGTGCCGGACTTCAAGGCAACGCTCGAGAAGAACGCGCATCTCAAGGCCAGCCCGATCATCGAGACGCTCGTGCTCGAGTCGGAGCAGTCCCCGCATCTCCTCTACTTCCTCGCCAAGAACCCGGCCCGGCTCGAGAAGCTGAACCGGATGTCGGAGCGCGATGCCGCCCGCGAGGTCGGGCGGATCGAAGCGTCGCTGTCCCGCCCCAAGCCCAAGACCGAAACCAAAGCCCCGACGCCGAAGCAGCCGCCGAAAGGCGGAGCCACGCCGCGGTCGCCCGACAGCGACTTGAATGCGTGGCTCGCCAAGACCTACGGCAAGCGGTGATCGGGCAGACCTGAGAGCCTTTCGAAATGGCGAACAATCTCCTCACGACCACCATCATTGCGCGCGCCGCCGCGCGCATCCTGGAAAACGAGCTGGTGATGGCCGGCCTCGTCTACCGGGGCCACGAGTCCGAGTTCACCAAGAAGGTGAACGGCTACGAGGTCGGCGAAACGATCTCGATCAAGAAGCCGCCGCAGTTCACCGTCCGCACCGGCGCGACCGTGTCCAATCAGGACGTGGTCGAGGGCAAGATGTCGATGACTGTCGGCACGCAGAAGGGCATCGACTTCGCCTTCACGTCGGCGGAACTGACGCTCAACATCGGCGAGCTGGCCGAGCGCGTCATCCGCCCGGCCATGGTGCGGCTGGCGAACGACATCGATCAGGACGTCATGTCGCTCTACCAGGACGTCCCGAACTGGGTCGGCACGCCGGGTGAGACGGTGAACAGCTTCGCCGATTTCGCCAAGGCGCCGGAGCGCCTCGACCTCGGCGCGGTGCCGACCGACATGCGCTCCGCCGTCCTGACGCCCACGGATCACTGGGCGATGGCCGGCTCGCAGACCGCGCTCTACATGCAGAACGTCGCGCAGAGCGCCTACCGGCAGGGCCGCATCGGCGAGATCGCCGGGTGCGACACCTACCGCTCGCAGAACGCCCCGACCCACACGGTCGGCACCAAGGCGGGGACGCCGCTGGTGAACGGTGCTGCGCAGAACGTCACCTACGACGCGGTGAAGAACACCGAGGCGGTCGGCGGCATCCAGGACCTCGTGACGGACGGCTGGTCGAACAGCTCGGCCGTGCTGAAGAAAGGCGACGTCTTCACGATCGCCGGCGTCTACGCGGTCAACCCGGTGACGAAGGCGGTTCTTCCGCACCTTCAGCCGTTCGTCGCCCGCGCCGACGTCACGTCCTCGGGCGCCGGCGCCGCCACCATCTCGATCTCGCCGGCGATCATCACGTCGGGCGCCTTCCAGACGGTCAGCGCGGCTCCGGCCGACAACGCGGCAATCACCGTGCTCGGCTCGGCGTCGACCGGCTACGCTCAGAACCTCGTGTTCCACAAGAACGCCTTCGCGCTCGCGATGGTGCCGATGGTCCGACCGCCGGGCGCGGTCGATGTCAGCCGCGAGAGCTACAAGAGCCTGAGCGTCCGCCTGATCCCGTATTACAACGGGTCGAACGACGTCAGCTCCTACCGCCTCGACGTGCTGTACGGGAAGAAGACCGTGGACGAGCGCCTCGCCACCCGCCTGAGCGGCACGGCGTGACCTGATCACGACGTGACAAGGGGAGGGGCTTCGCCGGCCCCTCCTCGTCTTTCCCCGAGGGACCTCTCGACATGACCGACGACTTCCCGCGCTGGGGCTATCGCGGCCCCGAGGCGCAGATCTTCCATGGCCCGATCCCCGAGGGCTGGTCCGACCGCCCGGCGCGCGGCTTCCACCCGCACGACGTCGAGCGCGGCATTCAGCCCGAGCCCGAGCCCGCGGCCGAGCCCACGGCCGCGCCGAAACCCAAGGCGAAGAAGGGCTGACCGATGGCGGCGACCTTCTCCCGGCGCGACCTGATCGACCAGGCGCTCGCGAACCTCGGCGTGCTCGCCGCCGGGCAGACGCCCGAGGCGGAGGACGTCGACCGGCTCGACCGTCTGGTCGATGCGGTGATGGCGGACCTCGCCGCCCGCGATGTCGCGTGGGTGCCGTATCCCGGCGAGCTCGGGCCGCTCGGCGGAGAGATCGACCCGGCGCAGTTCCTCTACCTCGCCGCGATCCTCGCAGACGCGGGCAAGGGCGCATTCGGCGTCGCCGCCGATGCCTCGATCTACGTGCTGCGCCAGCAGGCCGAGGAAGCGCTGCGCACGATCGGTCGGCCGCCCGAGACCCGCCGCACGCTGCGCACCGATCCGATCTTCCGCCTGGGCTCCCACGGGCGTCGGCGAGGGGGCTGGTGATGGCGCAGATCGTCTTCCCGACCAGCTCGAGCCCCGGCGCCCGCCCGCAGGAGAGCGGCGGCCGGCTCGTCAACTGCTTCGCCGAGCCGCTGTCGAAAACCGCACCGAGCGACCGCGTGATCCGCCGCGTGCCGGGACTCGCGCCCTGGGGCACGACCGTGCGCACCGGCTTCCGAGGCGCGACCGAGATCAATGGCATCCTCTATTCGGCCTGGGACGGCCACCTCGTGAAGCACACGGCGGCCGGCGGCGCCGGCACCGAGGTCGGCACGCTCAACGGCGACCTGCCGGGCTTCTTCGCCCGCAACAACGCGACGACGCCCGACCAGGTGTTCGTCGACCCGGACGGCAACATCGCCACCTTCACCTCGACCGGCGTAACGAACGGCTACCCCAGCGCAAACCTTCCGAGCGCGTCGTCGGTCACCTCGATCGACGGCTATCTGGTGTTCGGGCTCGGCGACGGGCGGGCGTTTGCGACCGGGCTGAACACGACCAATGTCGACGCCCTGTCGTTCGCCAAGGCCGAAGCGCGGCCCGACGGCATCGTCCGCGTGATCACCTTCGGCGACCTCCTGCTCTTCATGGGCAACTACACCACGGAGGCGTGGACCGACGTCGGGGCGACGCCGTTCCCGTTCCAGCGTTCGACCGTCATCACCCGCGGCCTGATCGGCCCCTATGCCGTCGCCGGCTTCGAGGATCAGTTCTCGCAGGGGCTGTTCTGGGTCGCCGAGAACTCCTGCGTCTACCGGCTGTCCGGCTACCAGCCCGAGAAGATCAGCCCCCCCGACCTTGATCGTTTGATCGAGGCGGTCGAGGACAAGCGGAGCCTGCGCGCCTGCGCCTACATGGCCGGCGGACATCCCATGTGGGAGCTGTCCTGCCCGGCCTGGACCTGGGTGTTCGACATCACCACGGGGTTCTGGCACGAGCGCGCGCGCTACCTCGGCACGCGCTCGCGCATCGATCAGGCCTTCCCGGCATTCGGCAAATGGCTCGCCGGTGACGCCACCGGCGCCGGAGCGGTCGGAAAAATCGACATCGGCACCCGCACCGACTTCGGTTCGCCGCTGCCGATGCGCGTCGAGTCCGCCCCGGTCGGCGCCTTCCCGCAGCGTGTCCGTGTCGCCCGAGCCGATTTCCATTTTGCGGTCGGCACCGGTCAGGCCGCAGGCCTCGACCCGATCCAGACCGACCCCGTCGTCGAAATCTCGTGGACCGATGACGCCGGCGTGCGCTGGTCGAACCCGCTGCGCCGCTCGCTCGGCCGGCAGGCCGAGGGCGACAACGAGATCACCGTCCGCAACACCGGCGTCGCGTCCCGCTACGGCCGCCGCTGGCGGCTCGACATCTCCGACCCGGTCTATGTCGGGCTGATGGGCGGGACGATGACGGCCGATCCCCGAGGCTGACCATGCCGACCGCCACCACCCCCCCGAAGCCGCTCCCGCCGCCCTCCGTTCCGCTCGTCGACCCCGCCACGGGGCGCCCGACGCGCGAGGGCTACGAACTCCTCAAAAGCATGCACGCGCTGCTCGCGGCGCTCCGCAACGAGATCCCATAAGGTACTGAAAACATGGGGATTTTTGACATCTTCACCGGCGACTCCGCCAAGGAGGCCGCCGAGCAGAACGCCGCGCTCTATGCGCAGTACGGCCGCGACGCACAGGGCTATCTCGACACCGGACAGGCGGACGCGCTCGGCGCGATCTCGTCCGGCGAGACCAAGGCGGCCGACGCGATCACGTCCGGAACGACCTCGGGCGTTAACGCGATCAATTCGGGCCTGTCGAACCAGATCGGGGCGCTCGACACCGGGCTCGCCAATGCGAACACGGCCTATGGAAACGCCGTCTCGGCCTATTCTCCACTGACCGACCTCGGCAGCAAGTACGGCTCGGCGACGTCGCTTTATCTCGACGCCCTCGGCGTCAACGGCGCCGATGCCGCGGCCGCGGCGCAGAGCGCCTACACCGAGAGCCCCGGCTACCAGTATCAGGTGGATCAGGCGACCGACGCCGCTGCGCGCAAGGCCGCGAGCCTCGGGCTCGCCGCCAGCGGAAACACGCTCTCGGCGATCTCGTCGCAGGCGCAGAACATCGCGAACACCGAGTACAATTCCTACCTCGACCGCCTCGCCGGCTTCGTGAACCCCGAGCTGTCGGCGACCTCGGGCGCGGCGTCCGGCATCGCCGGGGCCTACGGCCAGCAGGCCGGCACCGCGACGACCGACGCGGCGAACCGGGCGAGCGCCTACGGCACGGCCGCGCAGAACACCGCGAACCTCTACGGCACCGAGGGCACGAACCTCGGCAACCTCTACTCGGGCAACGCGAACACCACGGCCGGCATCTACGGCAACACCGCGCAGAGCAAGGCGAACGTCGCCGGCAACGTCGCGAGCGGCACGGCGAACAGCAACACCGCCGCGGCGAACGCCGAGATGCAGGGCTCCGGCGCCTTCTGGGGGGCGCTCGCGAACCTGGGAAAAGCCTTCGTGACGGGGGGTAAGTGATGGCGATCAACCCGTTGCAGCTTCCGCGCTGGGCCGACGTCCCGCGCGTCGACTTCACGCCGCTCGGCGACATCGGGCAGGCGATCGCCGATCGCCGGCAGCGCGAGCGTCTCCAGGAAGCCGCGGCAGCGTCGACCGGCCCGGACGGGCAGATCGCCCTCGGGCAATTCGGCGCGCGCGCGCTCGCCGCCGGCGACGTGCAGGCGGGCCTCGCGGCGGCCCGGATCGCCGAAGCGCAGGCCGAGCGCGAGGCGACGGGGGCGCGGGCCGACCGTGCCGCTGCCTCTCTCGACGCCTACCGGCGCCAGTCGCTGGAGCTTCAGCGGCAGGGGCTCACGCGCCCGACCGACGAAATGCGCGAGTACGAGTATGCTCGTTCGCAGGGCTTCGAAGGCACGCTGTCCGACTGGATTCAGCGCAAGCGGGCCGGTGCGGGCGAATACGGGTTGCAGCCGGTGTGGGGCCGAGACGAACAGGGCAACCCGGTGATGATGCAGGCCGGCAAGTCCGGCGCGGCGATCCGGACCCAGCTTCCGCCCGGCGTCACGCTGTCCGGCAAAGAGCCGATCAGGATGGATGCGGGGACGCACTTCATCTTGATGGATCCGCTGACCCGGCAGGTGATCGGGCAGGTGCCGAAGAACATCGAGGGCAAGGAGGCGGCCGAGGAGCGCGGCAAGGCGATGGGGCAGGCACAGGCAGCGCTGCCCAACACGCTCGCGAAGGCAGAACAGACGGTCGGGCTGATCGACGCCATGATCAACCACCCCGGGCGCGAGACGGCCACCGGCATGTCCCGCTGGGTCGACCCGCGGAACTACGTCCCGGGGACCAACGCCACCGACTTCGCGACCCGCGCCGACCAGTTGCAAGGCCGCACCTTCCTCGAGGCGTACGAGGCGGTCAAGGGCGCCGGCGCCATCACCGAGGTCGAGGGCACCAAGGCCGAGCAGGCGATTGCGCGGCTCAATCGCTCGCAGAGCGATGCCGAGTATGTCGCGGCCCTGCGCGAGCTGCGGGGCATCATTTCGACGGGCATGGAGCGGGCGCGGGCGCGCGCCGGACAGTCGGCGGGCGCTCCGGCAATGTCACCGGGTGCAACGCCGAGCCCGGCCGTTGCAACGAACCCGGGCCGAGGTGCAATCCAGCCCGTCGCCCCCGCCAGGGCCGCGCCGCAGGTCGGCGCCGTGCAGGACGGCTGGCGCTTCATGGGCGGTGACCCCGCCCGGCCCGAGAGCTGGCAGAGGGTGCGCTGATGGCCGGACCGTGGGAGCAGTACCAGCAGGCGCCCGCCGATGGGCCGTGGAATGCCTACCGGCGCGAGCCGCAGATGGAGCCTGTGCAATCCAAAGGTGCCCTCGGCTACGTGGACGATGCGGTGCGCGCTGTCGCCAACGGAGTGACCTTCGGGTGGGCCGACGAACTGGCTGCGAAGGCGGATGCTGTGCTCGGCCGCGGATCCTACGGCGAGAACTTGAAGCGCGAGAAAGCCCGGACTGAGGCGATCCCCGATCCGCTCCGCATTCCCGGCGAGATCGTCGGTGCGGTTGCGGGATCTGTCGCAGCGGCCCCCGTGCTCGGACCGATGGCAGCCGCCGCAGGCGTGTCGAGGCTCCCGCTCGCTCTCCGCTCGGCGACCGCAGGAGCGGCCGGCGGCGCTGCGTTCGGCGCCGGCGAGGCCGAGCCGGGCGAGCGAATGGTGGGCGCTGCCCAAGGCACTGTTCTGGGCGGCGCGCTCGGCGGCGCCGCGCCTTACATGGTTCGCGGCGCCGGGGCACTGGCGGGCCGTGTCCAAGAGGCAGTCTCGCCGCGAGCGAATGTCGCGGCCGATCTTCGCCGCGCCATCGCGCGCGATGCCGACACCCCCGAGGCGCTGATGCAGCGCGCGGCCGGGTTGCAGACCGTCCGGCCCGGGGTCGCCAATCTGGCCGACGCCGGGGGCGAGAATGTTCGTGGCATCCTGGAGCGCGTGGCGCAGACGCCGGGCGCGGGCCGTACCACCGTCGTCCCATACCTGACCGGCCGCCAGCAGGGACAGGCGAACCGGATCGCGAACGACCTCCGCGGGCTCGCCGGCGCGCACCAGTCCGCCCGTCAGGCGATCGACGAAGTGATCGCGAGCCGCAGCGCGGACGCCGCGCCGCTCTACCGTGCCGCCTACGAGGCTGGTGACCGGCCGATCATCACGCCGGGCCTGGAGGCACTGACGGGCTCGCCCGCCGTGACCCGGGCGATGGCGAACGCCGCGCGCAACGGCCAGGACCGGGCGATCGCCGATGGCATCGGCGCATTCCGTCCGGGCGTGACCGTCACCGAGGACGGCCGGGTGCTGTTCGGCCACGGGCCGGCCGGCCCGCCCGCCTATCCGAACCTGCAGCTTTGGGACTACACGTACCGCGAGCTGCGGGATGCCGGCGCCGAGCTGACCCGACAGGGCCGCAACAGCCAGGGCGCCGCGCTGACGCAGATCGCGGCCCAGATGCGCGACGAGCTCGACCGCGCCGTGCCCGAGTTCCGGTCCGCCCGGCAAGCGTGGGCCGGCCCGAGCCGGTTTCTCGAAGCCATCGAGGAAGGGCGAGCAATCACCAGGGCGTCATCGGAAGAGCTGATCCCTCGCCTGGGCGCGATGTCGGAGGCCGAGCGCGAGGGCTTCCGTCTTGGCGCCGTGTCGGAAATTGTCCGACGCATGGGCAGCGACCCGGCGCGGCTCGGCGACATGACGAAGTACCTCCGGTCGCCGGAGATGCGGGCGAAGATCGCCGCCATCATGCCGACGCCCGAGGCCGCGCAGGCGTGGGCGCGCCGGCTCGATTTCGAGGTGGATGCGTCCGGGATCACCGGCCGGTCGCTCGGCAATTCCGCGACCGCCCGGCGGCTCGCCGAGCAGGCGGACGCTCAGGGCATCGTGGGCGATCTGGTGATGGACGCCATGACCGGCGCACACGGCGCGAGCATGCTCCGCCGGGTTCTCGGCACCGGGCCGCGATGGCTGCGCGACACGTTGCGGAGCCGGGCGGATGGGCTGCTCGCCGAGATCCTTACTGACCCAGCCGCAGCCCAGCAGCTTCGGCCGATCCTCGATCGAGTGCGGCAGCGGCCCGCCGCCGTGACGGACCGCACCGCGGCCGGTGCGGCAAGTGGGGCAAATGCCGCATTCAGCGGGCGCTAGGGCGTCACCAGACCCGCCAGAGGATGAGAAGTAGGATGACTGGAATGCTGATGAGCGACGCCAACGCGACGTTGATCGCCCATCGAAGATTTGCGACAGCTTCCTGATACTTGGCGTGGCGGAAGCCGTCTCTGACGATGTCCGGCTGATATTCGTCGTCCATCATTCCCTCGCTCGCGCCCACATGCCCTCGTTCAGCGCCCACAGAATGCCGAGGGTCACGGCGGCGACGACAATCGAGGCGAGCGTGCGGGTCATCGGGACATCCTAGAACGGAATTTCGTCGTCGAGGGAGGTCTCCCGCCCGCCCTTCTTTCTCTTCCGGCTGCGTTCCGCATCGTAGGCCGCCGAGGCCCAGTCCGGAACAGGCGACGTACCGAACCCGATCAGGTCTCCGCTGTGATCATACATGGTCGCCTTCCCGGTGCCATCGATACGAGCATTCGTGCCGTCACGCATTGTGAACTGAAGCTCGCCTTCGCCGAAGTTGATCCCGCTCACGAGAGGGTGGTCGACGAGAACTTCGCGAGCAGCGTCGCGGAGAGATCGAATATCGGCAAGACGAGCGACAAATCTGGAAATGATAGCCTCGGCCGTATCGCGGCTTTTGAGCGCTTCATCTAAGAGCCGCCGGACCGCTTCGACTTCAGATTGAAAACCCATTGCCTTTTGAAATTCGAGGACACGTTCCACCAATTCAGAAGGGAGAACGTAGACACGCCTCTGTGCCTTATCTTTGCCTTCGGTCATGTCACAGCCCTTACATCCAAATTTAACATCGCACGGGCTTGACAGGTGGATCAATTGACAGAAGAGTGTGCATGTAAATGTCAATCAAGGTGACACTATGGATGCATACAAGAAGGTGCGCGAGTCGAAGGGCAAGCCCACGAGGGTGGTCATCCTCATGCCCACCGACGAGGTGAGGGCGATCGACGACTGGGCAATTCCGGCAGGGCACCTCAACCGCACGTCTGCTTTCCGCCATCTGCTCCAGGTCGGCCTCGATGCGGTAAAGGCAACGGCGACGGCTGCTGCCGAGCAGAGGGCTTGATCATGGCCCAGAGCATCAACCCGCTCTTGTTCGAGGGCGAGCACCTCGTCCGCACGGTCGAGATGGGCGACGAGTTCTGGTTCGTCGGCGTCGACGTGTGCCGGGTCCTGGGGCTCAAGAACCCCAGCGACGCGATCGAGAGGCTCGACGACGACGAAAAGGGGGTCGTTACTACCGACACCCTTGGCGGCCCGCAGGCCCTCAACGTGCTGTCCGAGGCCGGCGTTTACCGTCTCGTCTTCACCTCCCGGAAGCCCGTCGCCGAGCGGTTCAAGCGATGGCTCGCCCACGAGGTGATCCCGAGCATTCGGAAGACGGGGGCCTACACGGTCCAGGGCGAGGTTTGTCCCCCGCCACCCCCGCCGGAGAAGCGACCATTTCCCGACTGGCCGCTCGACGAGATGCGGACCAAGCGGGGCGTCGTCGACATGTACCGGATGCTCTACGGCTGCATGGCGGCGCAGTGGGTAAGCCCGCAGCTCGGCTTCCCGTCACCGCCGCTCGAACTGGTCGAGCACGGGCGCCAGTACACTTTCACTCTCGTCCCGTCGCAGGACGGGACCGTCTGAATGAAGCGGGCCGCCCGGGACTGCCATCCCGAAGCGGCCCATCACCCGGAACAAGGATCTGACGGCATGAACCAGGCTGAAAGCTATAATAGCACAAGTCCGTCCCGCCGCATCTTCCTCCGCGGCATCGCGGCCATCCCGACCGTCTCCGCCATCGGGCTGCCCGACTTCCTCGCCGATGCCGACCTCCTGATGCTGGGCAACCAGCTCGACGAGGCGCGGGAGGTCGAGAAGGCCGCCTATGCGAAGTGGGAAGGCGTCGACACCCCGGAGGCCGACCGGGAGATTTCGGAAGCCTTCGAGGGTGTCAAGGCGGTCGTCGCGCAGATCGAGCGCATCCCGGCCACGACGAGCCACGGCATCAAGGTGAAGATGCGCGCCATCGGGTGGTGCCGCGGCGACGAGCCGTTCGAGGGCGATCCGATCTACTCGCGCTCGACCGACGTTCGGCTCGCGCTGTCGATCTACAACGACCTTCTGGCGATGGGGGCGTGACGATGAACGAGATCAACCCCTTCCAGTTCGAGGGTCGGAACGTCCGCCTGATCGACCTGACCGGAGAGACGTGGTTCGTCGCCACCGATGTGGCTCGGGAACTCGGCTATCGTGACGCGGCCGACCTCGTCCGCACCCTCGATGCCGATGAAAAGGGTACGCACAATCTGCGTACCCTTGGCGGCGAGCAGGAGGTCGCCATCATCTCCGAGCCCGGCTTGTACCGGGCGATCATCCAGCGCCGGGCGAACAAGAAGCACGACCACAGCCTGACGGAGAAGATCGGCCGGTTCCAGCGCTGGGTGTTTCACGACATCCTGCCCTCGATCCGGAAGACCGGCGGCTATGGTGAGGCCGATCCGATGAAGGCGCTCGCGGACCCGGCGGCGCTGCGCGGCCTGCTGCTGACCTATTCCGAGAAGGTGCTGGCGCTGGAAGGCGAGGTGGCCGAGTTGCGGCCCCAGACCGACGCGCTCGACCGGATCGCGACGTCGGACGGCAGCCTGTGCATCACGGACGCCGCCAAGACGTTGCAGGTGCGCCCGAAGGACCTGTTCACGTTCCTGCGGCGGAACGGCTGGATCTACGCCCGGCCGGGCGGCAGCCAGGAGGTCGCCTATCAGAGCCGGTTGGTGAGCGGTGACCTCGAGCACAAGACCACGACGGTGACGCGCTCGGACGGGTCCGAGAAGACGGTGACGCAGGTGCGGGTGACGCCGCGCGGGCTCACCAAGCTCGCCAAGATCCTGCCGCCGGTGGCGAGCAGGGTCGCGTAACCGGTCGCGCCGCGGACCACACGGCCACGCTCGCCAGCAGCACGGCGAGCCGGCCGGTCACGGCGCGTCCAGCCAATCGACCTCCTCGCCCCGGCGTTTCTTCACCATGGCGGGGAGGGTGAAGAGATACTGCAGGACCATGTCGGCGAAGTTCCGGAGGTCCATCAGCTCGTCACGCGAGATGGCGTCCTCCTCGTGCACCGCGCCGTTGCCGAGCACGCGAATGTGGTCCGACCAATCGGCAATGTCGGCGGTCAGCTTCCCCGCCGCCGCGAGCTTCTTGGTTCGTGCGGCGAGGGGGCCGGTGGTCGCGGGGTCGACCTTTCGGAGTCCGACGTCGAGCGCCTTCCGGTACATCGTGCCGGCGGCTTCCTCGTTGCCCTCGATGTCGAGGTTGCGCTCGGCCTGGAGGTAGATCCTGGCAACGTCCTTCGGCAGCAGGTCCGGCACCTTCGGGGCGGGCGGCTTCGGCCAGAAGTCGACGATGTGCCAGCCGTTTTGCAGCACGTCTGCGTTCGACTTCAAGAGGGTTTGGAACCCGTTTCTCTGAGACACGGACCGGGGCCGAACCGTGGCGCCGGACGGCAGCTTGCATCGGGGGCAGACGAGGTTGACGGACTGTGCCCAAGCGTTGACCGCGGTGCCCGAGGTGATCTGTAGTGCTATATTTTTGACCCTGCAATGAGGACAGGTGAAGGGCAGAAACGCCATGGATGTTCGTTCCGAGATGCAGCGCGCCGAACTCGAAATTCGGGCGGCGCTGGCCGGCTCGCCGGGGCAGGCGATGTCGGACCTGATGCAATGTTACGACAGCCGCGAGCCGGCTGAAAAGGACGCGTTCGTGGCCGCGCTCATCGGCCGGCTCGCCACGACGAAAAGCTTGGCCCGGAATAGGAGCGCGGCGTGATCGACATCAGGCACCAACTCACGGCACGAGAGATCGGCGCCGTCGCGGCGGCCAATTCGATCGCCGAACAGTTCGAGCGGAACGGGGGCCAACTTCGTGACCTGTTCGCGGCGCTCGCCGGACTCGTCTGCTCGGCTGACCCGCGGGTCTGGGACGACTGCCTGACGGCGCTCGAGCAGCACCCGCAGATCAAGTCGCCTGGACCGCTCAACAGAACCGCACCGTAGCGGCCTCACGCGGCGCGCGTCTCGATCTTGGCGAGTTCCGCCTGCTTCGCCTCCGCCTCGATCGTGAGGTCGTAGGACGTCTGCATGTTCATCCAGAACTCGGGCGTGGTGGCGAAGTACTTCGCGAGCCGCAGGGCCGTGTCCGGCGTCATCGCCGTCTCTTCGGCGGCGAGGCGCTCGATCCGGGTGCGCGGAACGCCGAGATGCTTGGCGAGGGCTCCGGCGCTCATGTCGAGCGGGAGGAGATATTCCTCTCGGAGAATTTCGCCGGGGTGAACCGGGGGCAGAATCTTGGTCATCGCGACCTCCTCGTCACCGATGGTAATCGACGATCTCGACTTGCTCTGGACCGCCATCGGTCCACACGAAGCAAATGCGCCACTGGTCGTTGATCCTGACGGAATGCTGCCCGGCACGGTCGCCCACCAGGGCCTCGAGGCGGTTGCCCGGCGGTGACCGGAGGTCGTCGAGCCGAAGGGCGGCGTTCAGCATCGTGAGCTTTCGCACGGCCCGGCGAGCCAAGTCCGCAGGGAATCCCTTCGGCGACTTTCCGGCCGCGACGGCTTTCGTCAGGTCTCCTCGAAACGATCGGATCATCGCCGCCCCCTATCTATGTATCATGGCATGATACAGAGGCGGGCGCAACAGGAATGTATCACGACGTGATACAGCCGGAGCGATAGCCGGCCCTTCTGTAGGACCCCAGCATGAATCGTCTTCTCGCGCTCGCCGCGCTCGCCGCGGCGGTGATCGGCATTGCCATGCCGGCGCACGCCGCCGGCACCATTCCGCTGTCGCTCTCGCAACAGTTCGACACCCGCGGCGTTCCGCTCGGCGGCTGCAAGCTGTACCTCTATCAGGCCGGCACCACCACGCCGCAGTCCGCCTATGTGGACTCGGGGCTCACGATCGCGCTCCCGAACCCACTGGAATGCGACGCCTCCGGCCGGCTGCCGCAGTTCTTCCTTGCCGATGGCTCGGTGAAGGTCCGCCTCGCCGACAAAGCCGGCGTCACGATCCTGGCGGCCGATGGCATCCTCGTGATCGGCCCCTCGGGCGGCGGCGGCGGCGGATCGACCGTCGACCCGGGGACGGTGGCGAGCACGGGCGACCTCAAGGCGCGGTACAGCACCGGCCCGATCTCCGGATGGGTGAGGGCCAACGGACGCACGATCGGCAGCGCGACCTCGGGTGCGACGGAACGCGCGAACGCCGATGCACAGGCGCTGTTCGAGTACCTGTGGAACACCGACGCGAACCTGACCGTCTCGGGCGGGCGGGGCGCGAGCGCGAATGCGGATTGGCTCGCGAACAAGACGATCACGCTTCCCGATGCCCGCGGCCGGGTGATTGCCGGGCTCGACGACATGGGCGCCACGTCCGCGGCTCGGCTATCGACGCTGGCGAGCACGACGCTCGGAACGTCCGGCGGAGCGCAGACGGTAGCGCTCGCGAAAACACAAATGCCAGTCCTCAATTACACGCCGGCAGGGTCCGTCTCGGTCGTCCTCTCGCAAACGCCGCACGGGCACGGGATCACCGATCCGGGGCATACCCACTACGTGAATGATCCTGGGCACGGACACGTGACATCGGGCGGCGGACTGCGCGTCGGCGGCGGACAGGTCGGCGGCGGAACTGGCGTGTCCTACTCGTGGGACCAGCCGCTCCCCGTGGTCGCGTCGCTGACCGGTATTTGGCTCTCGCCGAGTGGAACCGGGATCAGCGTGAATGGAGCAAACGCCAACATCTCCGTCAGCTCCGCGACGTTTTCTGGGGCAGCGGCGAATGTGGGCGGATCGGCGTCGCCTGTCTCGCTGATTCAGCCGACCATCCTCGCCACGATCTATCTCAAGCTCTGAGGGCCGAGCCATGATGCAAGGCACGCTCGAAGCCGCGTCGAACGCGGCCGACTGGCGCGGCGACGTCGAGCTGACCGACCCCGGGACCGGTGATCCGCTCGACCTAGCCGGCTACACGATCGAGCTGTTCGTCTGCCGGCCCGAAACCCCGAAGTCGCCGCTCGTCTCGTCCGTTCTGACCGTGACCGGGCTCGGCACTGCGCAATGGGACGTCCCGGCGGCGACCATGGCGACGCTCTGCGCCGGCACCTACGCGGCGTTCGTCCGCCTGACCGATCCGAGCGGCGGAAAGGACACGCTATTCGCCGGCCAGCTCCCCGTGATCGAGGGTGGTCCGTGATGGCGCCCGCTCTGAGACTGCGCCTGTCGGCGCCGCGGGCGACCTTCCGGCCGACGCCGCGGGCTTCGTTCTCCGCTCGGATCGGGCCGACGTTCCGGTCCGCCGTGGGTGAAGCCGGGATCGGCGTGTCGCTGGCGCACGGCGTCTGGCACGTCGCCATCACCTCGCCGAACCTGATGGCGCTGCTCCCGCTCGAACCGCAGGCCAATCAGCTCGCCTATTACACCGGACCCGGCGGGGCGAACCTGACCCCCCCCCCCCCCCCCCCCCCCCCCCCCCCCCCCCCCCCCCCCCCCCCC